TTTAACAGATCTGTAGGAATTGGATGTAAAGTCCACTTCCTATGGTTCGATGGGGACACACTAACGGTTGACTTATCCTCAGGATACATCAGCCGCTGTCGCTCCTGTACAGTTCTTAGATATTCTAACAAACGAATATCTTCGAAGTCTTTATACTGGCCCTTTTCCATACTGGCGGAATGTCCGCCAAGAACGTATGGTTGTTGGGTATCAGTATCGTAACCTTCTGTAAGATGGAAATTAGTAGGTTGTGTAGAAAACACACCTCTTTCTCCGTTCGAATCGAATACAACTTTGTAACGACTCAAAGAATGGAGACATCTCCTTCGAACAGATGGTAAACGACTGAAACAGTCATTGGACAACTGTATTAGAGCTTCAATGTGTGATGGGTGATGATTATCCGGTGTCAAACCCGCGAATCTGCGGGAAAGACGAACTGGAGTCACGTCACATCCGTCCAAGTAGTCACCTCCACAGGATTCTCTAAAATGAATCCTATTGTCTGGTGTAAACGTTTTCCGATGATTTACTCGGAAGCCATTACGTTCCAGGCGGTGAATAACATGGTGGGAATATTCGGATTCGACGACAATGTCGTCTCCATACACCACGTAACGTGAGTTACGCGGATTTCCCCCAGCCTCTTTAATTGCACATTCCACTATGGCGGCGAAGATCAATGTCTCAATAGGGAAGCATAAACAGCTACCCATAGGAGCAAATTTCTTCATTGCCATGACCTTTCCATCACCATAAGCAACTTTGCTTGATCTAGTGCAAAGGAGATATGGATAAAGATAGGTCGCGTGGAACCACTGTTTGACCAAAGACCACCGAACCATGTCAGAGGCAGAAGATAAGTCAATAGTAGAGAAATCACCATTGATACTACCTTCCCACGCTAATTCACGGTTCTTAGATTGGTCACGAGGGTCAAACCTCTTCTTGAGGTAAGGTTGATAATGATACAAATCATTACACCATGCCGCAAGTATACCTTGTTGGTACCACATATGTGTTGCAGGTTCCATAGAAATACTACGGTAACCCAACGCACTTTTTGGTAC